TAACTCTTGAGCAACACCAGAGAGCGCAACGGGATCGGGCTCTGCCGAAGCTAAAAGTGCCTGACCTCTTTTCATAATTTCGTTAAACTTGTCTTGCTTTTTTTTAGCCTTCATTTGACCGGGGATTCCACCAATAGCTTCACCCACGGAAAACATCCCTCGTCCAAAAGAAGGCGACGAAAGCCCCTGAAGTATATTTGATGATATTTGTGCCATGATTTAATCCTTTATGTTAACTGAACAGACCAGCAGCAGCCTTTGAAACTAAGCCTGCACCTACGTTACCTATAATGTCTGCTTGGCCCATACCAGCCGAAAGTAGTGCATTAATTGCTGAAGCATAGGTTTCACCGTAAGTCTGTGCTTGTTCAGACAACGCTTGTCGTTGACGTTCTGCTGTTGTCATTCCGGGCTGTAACGCAGCCAGTAACTGACCTTGTGGCAAGTAAGATGCTTCTAGCATTCCTGCACCAAGTTTTGCTTGTCTGTCTTGGTCAGCCCTTGCAAACTCCATGGCACGTAGAATGTCTTCAGACTCTCTTTGTTGCTCTGCCTTAGCTATTGCTAACTGCTCAGGAGTTCCGCCAAACATTGCCGTACGTGTACCTAAGCGTCCCTGAGCAGCTAAACGTTGCTCTAGTTCTGCTCTGGCCTGTTCTTCGGCAGGTGCCCTAAGTTCACGCATACGGCCCAAAACGTCCTGCTCAAGTTCTTCAGAAGGTGTCGCTGCCTGACCGTAGAAGCTTGTAGCTTGCTTAAGAAGCTCTTGTTGGAGAGCCTGTTCGTCAGGAGACATGTCTAGTTGGTAAGTCGTTTGGCCTGTAGTGGGGTCTGTAGTCATGCCAAACTGTCCACCAGTAGCTGTAGTAACAGTGTAAGGCTGAAACTCCAGCATTCCTGTTAACTCGCCAGCAAGACCCGGTGTAAACTCTCCAGTGTCGGGGTCAGTGTACCCTTCTCCAAAGCGTTGAAAAGCCTCTCTTCCTAGTTTGCCAAGGTCTTCATACGATTCCGACAGAAGACCGGCTCCTCCGCCTAAACCTAAAAGCGCTAAAAAGTCTGGATCCATTAGTAAGTACCTCCGTCAATTGTTCCTGTAGACAGTGTACCTGTAAACGTCAGCGCAGGAATTGTTACTGTCCCTGTAAATGTTGGTGATGCTATGTCTGCCTTAGTAGCGATAGCGTTAGAAATTGCATCAAACTCCGTTTCAAATTCAGAGCCACGAATGATTTTACCGCTGTCTCCAGAAGGTAGACTGTCCTTAGCGGCAAAGTCAGTAGTTTTACTATAGTTGCTCATAGTACTTTACCTTTTAAAACTAATACGTTAATTTCTTGAAGAGACAAAGCAAAACCATTAATATCTGCCTCCAAACCTATGTTGATAACTCCGCCACCACCGGTAGCGTTGACTGCCCTACGTGACGTTAGTTCACCGCCCGTAAACTCTGATATAGAAGAAGGCGTTAGTGTTTCTAAATTTGTAAATGAACCAGCTATATAAACGTAGTAAACAGATTCTGTTTTGTTAAAGTAACTGTCTCCGTTAAGTAGCGCACCTCCGCCAGACCCTGTTGTAGGGGCGGATGTAAGTTCACCAAGATATTTATTAACAATAACAACACCACCAACTTCTGTTGACGATATTCCATAAGACGAAAGCTCCGAATAAGCTGGGTATTCGCCCTCGTTGTAGAAAGCAGGTTGCTGGTTACCTACAGTAAATTCTGCAGTTTTGTAGGCTGTGTCAAAGTTATAGGCCCACTTAAGAAATACTGTGGCACTGTTAGCGCCTACCAAAGTTGGCCTAATCTTCTTGACTCTTTTTAACAGCGAAGGGTCACCAAATGTCAAACCCGGACTGTAGTACTTAAAACGGTACTTAGTTCCGTTGTCGCTGTAACCACTGTACTCGCTAATGCCTTCCGTAGTGCCTATGTACAACTTACCATTCTCAAGTCTACCATAGGACGTGAACCCCGTGCCGGGCCAACGAGTCACACGGTAAGAGCCGTTTTCTAATGTGCCTCTTACGTCAAAACAATAAGTTACGTTTTGATTTACAAAAGTTAACAAATAAAAACCTTCTTCAGGACTGTAGACAGACCGGTAAAAACTAGTTTCGTTTTGCAACAAGCTAATAATGTCTTTAGTAATACTGCTTGACAAGTTAGCCATAGGCATTGACTTTTCTTGTATTGTTCTACCGAAGCTCTTAAGACCGGTATGTGACAAGAACAATACGTCAGTACCTGTGTGCTGCACAGTGTCACGATCAACGCAACCAACACCTGCTACAGTATCTGACAAGGCCATTGTAGCTGGAGTTTCGGCACCTTCGTAAACAACAATGCTGTGCTTGCCAAAAATAATCAACAGTCCGTTGTGTGCTGCTAACGATACAATCTCGTCGTAACCGTCAGGCCATACTTTGGATATGTCAATAGACCCGCTAGTGCCGCCGGACCAGTCATGACCTATCAAAAGATCAGACCAGTAGACGGTAGACTTGTCAGCACCAAAGTCTGCTGTCCATAGCCTGCCATACGCTGCTAGGACTTCGTTACCGTACATGGCGCTAGTAACTCCAGCGGCGCCAGAAACAGCACTGAGCTTAATTACAGAGCCTCCTGCGTTATCGTACACAAGGGGTTCATGGCTACGTTGGAAGAAGTATATTTTGTCGTTAAAGTTGACCATCTTCCAGTTGTCTGCAGAAATGGTGTAACTACCGGGAGTCTCGTCAGCCAACGTCGTTGTACCGCTAAGAATCTTATTGTTACCTACAGAAAAAACTTTAGTGTTGCCAGCGTCGTCTTTAAACTCTTTGATTGCTCTAAGAGTTGCCGTGCCTAATGCAGTTTTGTTTGTTGTAATAACATCATGGCCTTTACGTGCAGCAATACGACCACGCTTGTCAATTACAGCGTTGTCTGCTATTTCAGCAAACGACGGGTCTTGCTGCAGCGGAGAATCTTCTGTATTGATCCCTTTAAAGGCAGGCGCAACCAAATTTATACTGTTAAGTTTTTGTGCCATATTTTACCTCAAGGGGTATAAAAGATTACTTCTTCTGGATGCTTTTGAGCGTCTAAAGCAATAGCGTCAGACATATAATTCTCAGCAACTTTAAAGTACTCAGGAGCAGACGTGCCTCCTGTTTCTCCACGTTCACGGGCTAGTAAAGCAACAGCCAAGTGTATTACCGGCATGCTAGGTATTGTTAGCCTGTCGTCATCGACAGTCAAATCACCTGTTCTTTTAACACAGTTAAAGCGAATGGTGTACTCTTTTTCTGGAGTAGGGTAAATGTCTATTTGCGTATCGCCATTACTGTCAACACCGTTGTACGTATAACACGTAGGAGCGCTTTTGCGTGGATCAGATATTAAGTAAGCTTCATCAAAGAAAGTAGCTGTTTTGTATTCCATAAACAAATTAGCTGTATCATTGATTACGTTAAGCGCTTTAATTCTGTTCTGGCTGCCTGTTAAAACGTAATTAAAAACGTCAGCAGTAGTAGTAATTGTTAAGGTAGTCCTAAGTGCTGACCAGTCCCAAGAATCCTCTACAATTCTTTTAGCGTCATTAATAAAGTCACCAACCATTTTAGAGTACGTAGATTCATTAACCGTACTTACTTCGTCTTCACGCATCCGACGTAGTACGCCATTCATTAAGTTTAAGTATGTCATACGTCAAACATTCCTTTCTTTTGGGCACTGTTTTGTACCAAAGATTGTGTTACTTCTGTTTCAATAAAGTTATTAAGCACGTTAATAGCTCTAGTTGGGGCACGGTACTCTACAGCAGTAAACGGTTGTCTTGCCCAGTCTACATTGCCTGATAGCATTCCTGAGCGTCCTCCGCCACCACCACCACCGCCACCTGCTGCTGGCTCAGGTTCTGGCTCTGGTTCGGGCTCTGGTTCTGGCTCTGGTTCAGGCTGAGGTTCGGGTTCCGGTTCAGGAGTTATAATTACTTCGCCCGGACATTGGCCTCCTTCATGGTCGCTTGGTCTAGAACCATCTTCACACTCTGAACATAAAGGATAATCTTTAGCTCCGTTGGGGCAAGAACCTTCTACAGAGTCGGCTAAACACAAACCAGTTTGTATATCTACAGTGAACCCTTCTTTACAAGGACCACAGCTTCCGTCTTCTGCAACAGTTGCGTTAGGGTCGTTACAGGTTGGTGTTGGTTCAACAACCTCTGTAGGAACGCAGACACCGTTTTGAATAGTTCCTGCTTGTTCGTCAATTACGCACTCCTCGCCTTCTACGGGTTCGGTAGGCGCTTGTCGTACCGGCTCACATCCCTTTGTTATTTCAGAATAAACAAAACCTTCTGGACACTCTTCTGGTTTTATATCAGGCGTTGGATCTGGATCTGGATCTGGATCTGGGTCTGGGTCTGGGTCTAAATCTGGAGTAAGAAAACTAGCACACTCAACCGGATTAGCTTCTGCATAGTCAGAGCTTTCACATGGATTTGTTGCAACAGAGCAATTACTTCCTTCTTTATCTGCCCTTGGAGTAAATCCGTCAGGGCACATACCAAAGTCATTACCACCCTCAACTACTTCGCCGCCTGTAAAATTAAAAGAATCATCATCGTTACCATCACCATCACCATTACCCGGGTCTGGCTCTGGCTCAGGCTGAGGTTCGGGTTCCGGTTCCGGTTCAGGCTCCGGTTCAGGCTCCGGTTCTGGCTCAGGCTCCGGTTCTGGCTCAGGCTCAGGCTCAGGCTCGGGCTCGGGCTCTGGCTCTGGCTCGGGCTCTGGCTCGGGCTCTGGTTCAGGTTCCGGTTCAGGCTCAGGCTCAGGTTGAGGAGTAATAAACTCTGCACATTCCTCTTCATTACCCGGAGCATTTGCATAATCAGGATTCTCGCAAGGATCTGTGCTAATTATGGTGTTAGAGATACAACTGCCATCACTGTTGTAAACTCCAGACTCACCTTGTTTTGTTTTACAAGGTTCTCCTTCTGTAAAACTAGGGCCGGGGTCTTCGCACTCGCCCGTAGTTTCATTTCGGACTTGATCGCTAGGGCAAGGATCTAATGTTTCTACGCATTCACCGCTTTCATTAACTTCATAGTCAGAAGCACAACCGCCACATTTGCTAGGTGTTCCACGTTTAGCATC